AGGGCACCGGTATGCCGCGGTTGATCTGGCGCTCGATGTCGCCCCAATCAGCGCTCTGAGTGAAGGTGGCGCGGACGCCGTAGGACGCCAGAGCCTTGAGCTGGGCCGGCGCCTCGGTGGTGTCGCCGTACTGGCGTACGCGCCGCAGGTAGTCGTCGTCGGCGTTGGGGCCGGTCAGCGCCCCTGGCGTCATGTAAGCGGCGAGCATGGCGCAGGAGCTGGAGAAGCACATGCGCCCGGCTTGGCCCGCCACAGCGCTATCGCGCTGCGAAAAGTAGGGGACGCCTTTGAGGGGGTTGCCTTTGGCGCTGAGGGTGGGGCCGCAGAACAGCTCCACCTCGGCGGCGCGGCGGCGCTCCAGTCCCGCCACCACCGCCTCCCCAGCATGACGCCACTTCGGCAGCTCCTCGCGTACGACGGTGTCGGGATCGTCGCCAGCGAGGAGGCGCTTTCTCAGCGTGGAGGTTTCGAGGCTGTAGAGGCCGACGTTATAGCTGAAGCTCACAAGAGCCGCAACGCGATTGCTGCTCCACCCTCGTGCCGCAGGCACGAGGTGCAGAACGCCGGGGCCGAATAGCGTGAGTAAGTCCTGCGTCAGTAGCTCTTCGGCTTGGGCTTGGGTGATGGTGTCGCCCATGCGGACAGGGCGCCCCTGCATCCGCGTAGTGCCGTACCCCACAGTAGGTACACCGGCGGGACAGCGATACGCTTCTAGGCGGCAGCCCTCGAAGTGGCGGATGAGTTTTAGAGCTGGTGCCAGCCACGACGGTGGCGCGGAAGGCTTCGGCGGTGGAGCGGCTCGATACAGCTCAGCGAACTCCTCCAGCTCCTGCGCGGTGAGCTGCTCCTGGAGCCAATTCCATGCCGCGATCTGGTGCGACAGCTCGCCGTAGTGGTGGGCGGCGTCGGTGAGGCGGATGGAGGCCATCAGCGCCCCCCAGTAAAACGGCCGCTAGCGTCGCGCCGAGAGCCGCCAGTGGCGGGGTGCTCCTGCTCCTCCGGTCGGCGCAGCGCCGGATTATACGTGGAAAATCCTGCGGCGAATCCGCCCTTGCCCGCAACGCCGATTCCCATAAGCGGTAGCGCTGTGAAGTAGCACGAGTCCACCGCTTCTCGCGTTACGGCTTTGCTGCTGAAGCGGCAGTCGGCGAGGTAGATGGCGCCCACCAACAGCGCTACGTTGGAGGCGCCGGAGATGAAGTGGCCGGTGCCTCCGAGGGCTGAACCGAGAACGCCGAGGAGCGACGGAGATAGCTTCACGACGGGAAAGGCGCCGGACTCCCTAGATTTCCGCCTCTGGCGCTAGCGCCCCTGCTCCTGGCGCACCATCCTCACCTCCAAGTCTTTGAGCGCCGCCTTGAACTCCTGCAGCTCGGAGGCGAAACCCTCCTGATTGGTGAGGAGGCGGTCGAGGCGGATTGGCACTTGGACGGCGAGGTAGCCGATGCCGGCGACGCTGGAGATGATGAGCCAGGCAGTGACGTGCCGGCGGACGTCGTCCCAAAAGGGGTCGGGGATGCCGCTCACAAGGACCTCAAGCGCATGACCGAAGCTGTCTGTGGTACGAGAGAACTCATGGCCGAGAATCGTCATGAGTGACCGCGGGACACGGACTAGGTTGCCCCGTCGCCGCAAGCGGCGACGAACAAAGCCAGCCACGGACGCCACTAACAGTCACTGGTGCCGCGATCAGTCGGGGACGCTAGTGGCGGCCTAGGGGATCGCGGCGGCAAAGGCGTTGATTAGGGCTGTGACGCGGGCGTCGAGGAGGGTGTGCAGTGGCGCACTGAGACCATCCCCAACTGAGTAGAAAGCCAGACGGGCATCCGTGTGTTCGCCTTCCGTGCCATTGTTGTTTCTGGCAAACACGCTAAAAGCAACTGCGGGAAGAGAAGGCGTATTTGAGGATGTGGCGGAAGCTATGGAGACCCCGTTTTGGTAGAGCCGCAGATTATTGGTAGCAGTGCGTGACATGCTAATGCTGCCTGATGCCGTAAGACCAGTTGAGATTGTCGCAGAGTTGGTGGGACTATTGCCTCCAGTGCCTGACCGAGTCTCACGTAAGACCGGCGTAATACTTGCCTCTATAATGTCAACTAGCGACGAAAGGCTTGATCCGTTATACACGCCACCCAGGTTGCAGGCCGAGGGTGCTGCCGTGGTTCTAAAACTGGTGCCATGCACAAAAAAGTGGTGCGATGTGTTGCCAAGGCTTGACGCCAGCAAGCCGGTTCGCAGGCTCTTGTTAGAGCGGTTTCCCACCAACCCCGTCTTCCGGTTGTAGTCGCCAGAGACGAAGTTGTTATTCGTCGGCGCACTCCCTACCAGCGGCACCAGCGCCCCCGCCAACGTCCTCGCACCACTGAGGATGCAGCTGGCCTTGATCGCCGGCCAGATGCCATCGGCTTTGCAGCCCTTGATGAAGGCGTTGACGGCAAGGCGGGTGGCAGGCTCCAGCGCTTGGCCGTCTGCAGCTTCCACGGCTGCCAGGTAGGTCATGGCGTCGGGGTCGTCCACCAGAGCGGCGGTGGGGGTGATGTTGAGCTTCCCCCCAGTCGGCTTCTGCACCAGCAGCTTGGCACCAGTTGGCTTCTGCACCAGCAGCGTCATTCGCCACCTCCAGCCACCGGCCGCTCGTAGCTCAGCAGCTCAGCCACGCGGGCGGCGTCGAGCAGCTCAGCCTGCACCAGCACGTCGAGGCCGGGTGCCAGACGCGGGTCGTCGAAGTTGACCAGAGGCTCCGCGAGGAGGGTGGCGAGGAGGCCGGCGACGGTGGCATCAGTCTCGGCGGCGGCGAGGATGCCCGAGTACTCAGCGGGGGTGAAGCGAGCGATGAAGGCGGCAGAGGTGATGACGCCTACTTTGAAGAGGTCGGCGTAGGACTTGCCTTGGGCCTCCAGTAGTTCCAGGGCGAGGGCTTCGGCGGTGGTGCCGTTGCGGTTGGCGGCCTCGGTGAAGCCGTCAGCGTTGCGGCCGGAAGGCAGGGTGATGGTGATGGCGGTCATGGCGGTCAGGTAGCGATGAGGCCGAGATCCCGCATACGGGACAACAGCAGGTTGAGTTGGGTGATGACGCTGGCAGCATCCGTCGCATCAGCCACGGCTGCCGGCTGCACCACCGGGGCCTTGTTGAAGAAACCCAGCTTCTGCGTGGTGGCGGTGCCGATCTTGGTGCCGGTGCTGGTGCCCACGGCAATGTCGTTGGCATCAGCGACGGTCAGGCTGGAGCCAGTGAAGGCCCACTCCCTGACGCCTGCAATCTGCAGCTCCAGTAGCGCCCCTGCGAAAGCAGCCGCCGCATTGACACCCAGGCCGGTGCCGCTGGTGCTCCACGCTGTAGACGTGGTGCCCGTAGGCTCAATGAGAAAGTGCGGCTTGGTGGTGGTGGCGCTGCCGCCTGTGAACCACGTGCCGGTTAAGGCTTTGGCCGGGGTGCTGGCGATGCTGGTATAGCTGTTGACGAAGCGCCCCGCCGTGGTCAGCGTGGTGCCGTCATAGGTGAGGGTGCTGATGCCGGCTAAGGCGCCGCCGTTGTTGTAGAGCACCTGCGTACTGGAGCCGCCCACCAAGGCCAGGGTGCCCGTGGCGTCGGGATAGCTGATGGTGCGGTTCGCCGTGGGCGTCACCGTTTGCACGGTGGTGGTGAACGAGCCACCATCGTTGAGTTCAACGTCACCCGCTGTGGTGAGCTTGTTCGTGGTCTTGTTGAAAACAAGGCCGCTGTCACCGCCGAAGGCGCCAGAGTCGTTGAACTGGACCTGCGTGTCGGAGCCGGCGGGGGTGCCGGCGCCGCCGGAGCCGGTCTGGTCAAAGCCGGCCTTGAGTAGGGGGTTGTAAGTGACGCCCATGGCTCAGCTCCTTGTGACGGTGAGGAGGTTGCCGCTGCCGTCGTAGGTCATCACCAGCGTCGCCACGATCACGCCACTAGCGCCTCCGCGGCGGAACACCGTCTGGGTGAGGTTGGAGCCCGTCCACGTATTGGCGATGTAGTCGTGGGTGGGGATGGCTAGGCCGTCACGCGCTACGGCGTCCCCGCCTCCGCCGCCGAGATAAGTCGCCATGTAGCCGCGCTGGAACTGGTGCCCTAGGTTTCCACCGCCAGAGCCACCTCAGTCACCGAGCCACTCACGGCAGTCAGCTCCACCCACACGTAGCTGTCAGCCGGAATCGGCATGGTGCCGAGGGCGAGGGCAGCGCCGGTCGTGGTATTGGTGACGGTGGCGCTGATGGTGACAGGGGTGCCGGCGGCGGTGCGGTCCAAGGCGTGCTTCAGCGCCAGCGTCACGCTTGGAGAACTGGTGCCCTGAACCACAGCCGTCACCGCCGTCAGCGTCACGGCGGCGTCGGTGCGGAAGAGCGTCACCTCGGCGCCAGCCACCGGCGCCGGAATGACGAAGGACGCCGGGATGAGCGGGAGCTGGTCCGCCGTTGGCGCCACATAGTTGAGCAGCACTGTGCTGCTGGGGATCGTCAGCGCCAGTTGGTTGGCGGGACCGACTTGGCGCGGAGCGGCAAGTGGCGAGACCGTGGAGCCGGCAAAGGCGTAGAGCAGTTCAGCGGCAATGGCATCCAGCGCCAGGGTGCCGTCCCAGTCCACGAGGTACAGAGTCCAATCGCGCAGAGTGCCCTGGCCCTCGTACTGGGGTACCGGCGTGAGCGACGGCTGCGCCAGAATCACCACCTCCAGTCCCGTGACTTTGGTGTGGGCTGGGAGCGAGTCGCCTTCGTTGCGGACGGCGATGGCGGGAGTGGTGGCGCCGTTAGGCAGCGTATAGGTGCCTAAGTCTGTGGCGAGGAGTGTCTCCAGGTGGCTTCTGAGCTGGAGGAGGTCCACGCTGACAGCTGGTGCGGCACTCCTAGGTTTCCCCCGAAGCCCCTAGCGCTCTGGCTGTGTGAGTAGCAGTAGCTCGGCTTCGAGCCAAGCGCTGGTGCGCCGATCCGGCAGCACCACGGTGTAGGTGGCGAGCGGCCTGTCAATGTCCCGTAGCTTGATGGGGCCGCTGATGGCGTCGGCTACGGCGACGAGGCCGGCGCGGATGTGGCCGTGCTCCCACTTCGGGCACAACAGCCACACACAGCGGTCGTCGGAGTGGAGCGCCCTAATCTCTGGTGGCACGGCTGTTTCGCTCGCGCTAGCCAGCACTTGGTCCCACGCCGCCAGCAGGATCGGAGCGTCTTTGCGTTCGGCGCGGAGTGCCAACGCCGTTGCTGCCACCTCCGGTGACAGCGCACCGGCTTCGGCCTCGTCGCGCCGGAACAGCGCGAAGTCCTCAGGCGTAAACGGCTTGGGGCGCTTCTTGGAGTCGCGGTTGATGTTGGCGGTGAGCGCCTGGAGAGCCGCAATAGGTAGCTCCTGCAGATACGCTGCGCGTCGCTGGATCTGCGCCAGATGCCGCCAAGCCGTCAGCAGCGTCGAGCGCAGCTCGCTGCGGTAGCTGGTGTGGTGGAACTGCCCCGGAAAGCCGTGCGCTAGCTCCCAGAAGATGCTCTGCCAGTCCGTTTGGGTGCTGGTGGCGTTTCCGGCTGCGGCTTTTTTAGGTCAGCCTCCGATGGCGGAGAGCTGGGCAACGCCTCAGCCTCCTGCTCATCCAGCGCTAGCGCCCAGATGTCGTCGAACAGGGGCCGCACCAGGCCGCGGGTGTCCTCCATGGACCACTGGGGCAGGGCGCAGCGGTGGCGGATCAACGCCGTCACAGTCGCTTCGGAGCTGAGCCGCGAAGCGGCTGTATAGATGCGGTGGACCTGCTCAATGCGCTCGGCGTGGCGGAGGCTAATAGCCTTTGCCGCCTCCTCCATGGCTCTACCGCCGATGGTGTTTTCGATGATTTGGAACGCCTCGGTGATGGAGATGCTCTCCTCAGTGGCGATGGCGTCGGCGAGTTTGGCGCCGGCGGTGCGGCTGCTCTGCTCGCTGGTGCAGAGGTCGGCGATGGTGTCGGACTCCGCGACGGTCAAGCCTCCCCGCACCTCCAGCTCTAGTACGCCGGTGGCTTCGTTGCCGACGCGGCGCGTGGTGCGCTGAGCTGGTGCGGTGACGAAGGGCAGCACGACGGCGGTGGGCGGATGCCTACCTAGTTTAGTTGGGTTAGCGCTGTTGGGCTGATCGCGCCTGCGCGGTGCGCAGGGCGTTAGTGGCGTTGATGGTGGATAGCGTGCCGAAGCGGTTGGCACTAGTGGCTATGCGGGCAGCAGCTCGCAGAGCGTTTAGGCGCTCCTGCGCCTCGATCACTTGCGCCTGCTGCGACTCATAGCGGCGGCGCTGGCTGTCGGCGGTGATGGCGTCGGCGGTGCCGGGGCGGGGGCCTGGAAGGGGGCGGTAGTTAGCCATGGCTAGGCCAGCGAGGTGATGGACGTGGGCGGGGTGAAGCTCGCGCCGCTGTAGAGGGCGCGGGGGGTGTAGCGGATGCCGTGGACGCTGCTAGAGGTTGCCTCAAGGTCGTATAGATAGTTTTCACCGAAGGAAAGCTCAATAAAGGTGTCTGAGCTGATGGGGGACCATGTGTTGAGCCAGTTAGCGAAAGTTGCGGCGCCATAGCTGAACATAGCGACTCTTGCCCCATTGAGATACATCTGCATCCTACTGCTCAACTCTCCGTCCGGCTCTTGAGTAATGGCAATATGATGCCACCTGTCGAAATCGTTAAGCTCGGCTTTTACCTCGCCGATGATGACGTTGCTTGCGCCCGTTGCCCTGTATGTGTTGCCGGCGCATTGGATGGAGATATTGCCCATCTGCGCGTAGTCAAACGGGTTTGCAATCTTTATGTAGTCTAGTCCCAAATATATGCGACAAAAGCCATAAAGTGTGTCTACCTGTACGTAGGAATATTCATTGATGCTAGAAGGATAGTCGGTGTCTGCTGCGGGCGGGATCTTGGCGAACAGCTCAAAGGTGAAAGCGCCCCCCGCAGGGGCGGCGGTGATGATGCTGTCCGCATAGAGCACGCTGCTATAGATCTTGGCCGCAAGAGGCGGGTTTCCTGTCGGAGACGTAGACGTTTGTATGCAGTTGCTGCCAGAGGGGCCAGAGGCGCTGAATAGGCTGTAGTGGGTGGAACGATAGCTGGAGGTGTCATCCAGAAATTGGAACGGCGCAATCCCACGCACAACGGCGTTGAACCCGGCATCAGACGGCACCAGCAGCCAAGCCGGATCAACCTTGCCCGAGCGGTAGACAGCCACGGGCTGCTGCTGCACTCGTTGCCGGTCCGACCGGATGCCATACAGCAAAGCGCCATCGCGCCCTTGACCCTGCTGCGCCTTTGCCACGGCCTCAGCATCCACCGCATTCTGCGCCAGATTGGCGTTGCGGTCTGCCAGGAGCTTGGCCTGGCGGTTGGCGTTGACCTGCGCTTGGTTGAGCTGGCGCAGGGCGGCCAGGGCAACGTCAACGACGATGTTGGTAGACACAGCGCCTTAATCGTTGGTGTTGAGGCTGATGCGGTAGGTTTGTGTTTGGCCGGCGGCTAGGGTGATGTTGGGCGCTTCGGTTAGGACACTGTGCGGGTATGTGGCGCCGTCGATGTAGATGACGATGCGGTCGTAGCTGTAGCCGGCCCCAGTCGCTGTAAACGCCGCGTCAATGTCAGGCAGCTCATAGCGACCATCTGTGCCGTCGTAAGCGCCCGTGCCAATAGTGGTGGAATACCGCACGTAGCCGTTGCCGCTTTTCTCCACGCTCTGCCAATTCGCCACGGTGCTCTCGGCCGTGTAGCCGGTGCCCCCGACCGACGCCAAGAGCACTTTGAGAGTCTCGCCCTCGTAGGCCAAGGCTGCCACGCGCTCCAGTTCCTTCTGGCTCAGGGCTGCTGTGAGGGTCATGGCTCAGGCGTTTGGCCTAGGTTGCCCATTAGGGTGCGGCGCTCTTGTAAGGGTGATCTGAGGGAAGGTCTGCCGTCAGCCCCCAGCGGTGGGCCGCATAGCCTTCCAGCTTCTGCAGGTTGGCTTCACTAAGGGCGCTATTGGCAATAGCAATCTCCGCTATATCCATCTCCTGATAGGTATTCTGGATGGTGTTCTTGCCGATGGTGAGGATGCCAGTGCTGTCCTCAGTGTTGCCGCTAGTAGCCGTGGCCGCTGTGCTGCCATTGCGACGAACGCCGAGCGTGCCACTGCCGTGGGTAAATATGATTATTGACCAGAGGTTATTGGCGCCGACTACTTGCTCCGCATAATCGTCGTCGCCGTCCCAGTTGTACCCGCGTATTGCGATCTCTGGAGTCGTAGGGCCTCTGGTATGCAGCCCGATGTAACCGTATTCGTCGGCCAGGATGGCGCGGTTGACGTAGCTGGTTGTGCTTCCGGTTCTGGTGTCTCGATGGCGGACAACTACCAGCATGGAGAAGCTAGCCGCCGAAATGAAGTCACTTAGCAAGGCGGTGCCGGATGTCAGGCAGTCGTTGGTGCCGTCAAATGTGACAAGGTTGAGGCTGTTCTGGGTAGCAGAGGCATAGGCGGGCTTGGCGGTGCCAGTGGACTGGCTCATGTGGCGAGCGTTTCCGCTGCGGTCGTTCCATTGGCTGACAGTGCCGGCGTCAAGAGTGAAGTCCCCGCTGGTGCCGGCGTCGTACCAACCCGTCAGTGTCAGCGATGCGGGGGTCCATCCGGTCCCGCTCAGAGTTGAGGTGACAACAACGCCTGTCGTGATGCTGATGGATACCAGCACCAGCGACGGCTTCACGGTAAGCCCAAGATGGACGCCCGGTGCCGTCGTTGTGAGCAGCTCCAGCGCATAGGGCAGACTCTGCACCGTCAGCCCCAGCACGGTGGAGGCGGTGATCGGCACAGTCTCGTTCCACACCGGCACGGGCGTTGTCACCGTCATGGAGCCGCCCACTACCGGCGGCGTGGTGGGCAAAGTCGTTATGCCAGGGGCCACCGGGAACCAGAACGTGCCGGTGCCGCCTACAGCGCCCCAGAACAGGGCATCCGTGCTGGCGAGGATGCCATCGGGGCTCATCGTCCACGAGGTGCCATTGGTGCGATAGAGCGCCGAGAGGCCATTGGCTTGGAGCACGAAGGGCGAGAACGGCGCAGCAGGCATCAGCTCCGCTGCCATCTGCACGTTGATGCCGTAGCGGTTGCCCATGAGCAGCATGTTCTGGGCCCTGCCGTAGGCCCTGGCCTTGGTGGGCGCATCGCTGGGGCTGGCGCTGTAGGTCACGCTCGGCGGGCTGCCGCTCTTGGTAAAGATGTCATCCGGTGCGTACGGCATTGACAGGGTGATGCGGCGCGTTGCCAGGGGGCTGCCCAGTGCCAGCTCAATCCCTGCCTCACTGGCTGTGCGCCAGCCGTTGTTGGGGTCGGGTTTTGCCTCGCCTTCGCCTTTGGCGCTGGCTTGGTTGATGCGGTCTGCGGCGCTGGCCCGCTGCTCTAGGCCGATGTCACGGCCAGTGCTGATGCGCGTCTCGGTGCCCTCGGACTGCAGCACCAGTGCCGCGTCAAGGAAAGCTGGTGCCAACTGCGTGTAGAAGTCGGCGTTGCTTTGGTTGCGCGTTAGCGCCGAGGCCAGGGCCTGCTGCCCCTTCTGCGTGTAGCCGTTGGCTCGCAGCGTCTCGGTGGTGGACTTGGTGCAAGGCGTGCCGGCCTGGGTGGTGCCCGCCTCAGGGATGCTGATGGTGCGGGACGCTGTGAAGCGTTCGGCGTTGCTCTTGCGGTACTCAAACACCGTGCCGCCAGGCTGCCCCGCCATGTCGTAGATCTGGCTGGAGGCGTACATCTTGATGCAGGGCTCTAACACTTCCTGCACCTGGCGCTCCACCTCTTGGTAGCCATCCGGTGGATCAGCCTTGGGCGTTTCAGCTGGTGCGGCGACGTTGTAGGTGTAGGTCTCGGTGGTGATGATGGTGTACTCATCGCTCCCGTCCGGCGGGCCGTAGACAGCCCACTCTTGGTACTGCCCGCTCTTGTGCTGGAGGTAGGCCGGCGCCAGCTCCGCCAGGATCGTGTACTGCGTCGTCGTGCGGGTGGTGACGCGATCGAGGGTGTCGTAGTTGGTGACGGTGACGGTGCGGGGGGTGTAGGTGTACTCCCACTGCTCTGGCACCGCTACGGGGAAGGGGTTGGAGTCGTAGAAGGGGTTGGACACCAGCACCGTGGTTGGTGCGCCGATGGTCTCTTCGCGCTCCCAGTTCTTTTCCGCCTTCTGCTCCTCGGCGGTGTCGGGGTCGAGGGGCTCCGGTGCGTTGAGCTTGAGGGTGCTGTAACTGACGGTGACGGCGTCGCCGGGGAGTTGGCCCACGCCGATGGGAGCCACGTCGATGATCTGGGCGGAGGTGATAACGGGGCCGGTGCCACCAGCGCTGCTGAGGTTGATGGTCTGGAGCACCTCGGTGGCGTCTAGATAGGCGCAGTAGCACTCCGACACCAGCAGGTCGCTCAGGATTGAGGCGTAGCCGGCGCTGAAGTCGAACTGGGCGATGCTGAAGGTGTTGGTGAGTGGCGTGCTGCCGCCGATGCCCATACCGGCTAAGCACTGAGCGGCGATGGAAGAGGCGTAGAGCGGGATGGTGACGATCTCTGCGTCGCCGGCATCAACGCTGGCGTTGAGGGGGTCATCTGTGTAGTCCCACTTCAGCGGCTCTTGGAGGTCCTGCAGGTATGTGAGCTTGCAGCCCAGCTCCACTTGCGTGGTGCGGCGGAAGGGGTCGGCGAAGGACGAGAGGACGCGGAGCTTGCGCGGGACGGTGCGGGTGACGCCGCCTTTGGTGTAGCTGAAGGTGACGGCGGTGCCGATGGCGGGGGTGATTAAGCCACTGATCTCGCAAGAGCCTTTGGTCTTGACTAAGCCGGTGCCCTGGATGTAGTCGTCGCTGATGCTGGCGCTGATGAGGGTAACGGCAGAGCCCCCGATGGTGCAGGCAACTGTGGCGCGGATGTCGATGGCCATTAGATGATCTGCAGCGCAGTGAGGGAGACGGTGTAGCGGGTGGACTTGACGCCACCGGTGACGTAGACCTCGGCCGTGGCGCTAGGCGCCGTAATGGGGAACCAGCTCGTAGCCGCCGGTACGGCCACCACGGTCTCGTCGTACCAGCTCAAGACGTCTGCGTAGGAGCCGGTGGTGAGGTGGCCGCGGATCTGGCGGGCCTTATGCGCTACCAGCGGCCCCGTGATATAGCTGACGCCGGTAGCGGTGAGCGCTACTTGGGGGCCGTCCTGGCGGGTGTCCATGGGCTCGATCAGCGTTATCACCGGCGAGGTGCCGCTGGCGCGGGTGAGCGTCACGGTGCCAAGGTTGGGGATTTCGGGGTCGGCTTTCTCCGCTCCGCGGAGAAGCACTTGGAGCGCTTGTGCCGCGTCCACCATGACGACGCTGGCGGCCACGTAAGCGCCGGTCTGAACCCCCGAAGGGGGTTCAGCAAACCAGCAGGCGAGCGAGGAGATGCTCAGGCCGTTGGCTGGTGTGATCGTGACGGCGATGGTCGTGCCGACGACGCCGGAGATGGCGGTGTCTTCGTCGGTGATGCGGACGTCGCGCCAGGCGTTGTAGACGTCAACGAGCGACTTCCACTGCACCGGCGTCAGCAAGCCGCTGACTACAAACGTTCTGGCGGTGAGGCCAGAACGCGCTTCGCCCTCGTACGCGAACGGCTGGGCCGTGAGCGCGTTGCAGGTGAAGGTGCCGATGGTGACGGTCATGGCTTAGATGGCTCGGTTGAGGACGTCGCCGTAGGCGGCGGAGCTGCCGTCGGCGTTGACGGCGACGTTGACGGCCCACTGCTTCGCAGCCAAGTCGCCGGTGGCTTTCAGTAGTTGGGCGTTGATGGTGGCGAGGGCGGCGGTGTTGTCGGCCAAGGCGCGTTGGACGTCGTTGACAGCTTTGGTGGCATCTAGCTCTGTTTTGACGCTGGTGATGAAGTCGCGGATGGCGGCGTTGACGTCTTGGGTGGAGCCGGAGAACTCGGGTGCCGCTGCGCCGGTTAGGCCGCGGAATTGCTCTTGCGCCTGGCGGAACTGGGGCAGCAGCGTCTGGAAGTCGTTTTCGGCGCGCGTCTGTTGGTCGGCTGCAGAGAGAAAGCGGTTCAAGCCTTCGGGTGAGGAGCGCACCTCAGTGAACTTGAGAACGGCGTCGGTGAGGTCTTTGCTGAGGTCTTTGCCGGCTTGGCGGAGGGCGTCGGCGCCTTCGATAAGCTTCAGCCGCGTTGTCTCAGCCGCTGCCTTTTGTTGCTCAACGAGGCGGGCGGCTTCTTGCTCGCCGGCGTCGCCGCCGCGGAGGCGGGCAGCGTCAATGCCGGCGCCCAGAGACCGCTCGCGATCGCGAGATGCCGCAATCGCCTCCTGGAGTTGTTGGCGGCGCTGGAGTTCGGAGCGGGTGCGGTCGCCCTCGGTGGTGGCGAGAGTCTGGGCGGCGCTGATCTGGCGCTGGATGGCGCCCTGCTCAATGGCACTCTGCGCGTTTAGCTCAAACTGTGTGGCGAGCCGCTCCTGCTTAAGGCTGAGGAGCTGCTTCTCGGTGGCGTAGATCTGGGTGGCGTACTTCTGGTTGACCGCGTCGATGTCGGCTTGGGTGCGGTTCTTCGGCAGGTTGAAGATTTCGTCGTTGCGGGAGCGGATGAGTTGCTGTTTTTGGACCTCCAGCGTTTGTTGCTTGTAACCATCGACGCTGGCGTCGATGAGTTGGTAGCTAAGGCGTTGGTTGGCGAGGTTGGCGGCTTCGGCGTTGGCGAGGCGGGACTCGGCCGCCAACACCTCGCGGGTCTTGCCGACGCGGCGGTCAAGCAGAGAGTTGACGTCTTTGTTGACTTCGAGGCTGGCGTCGGCCACGCTGATACCGGTGCCAGCTAGTTCGGAGGAGCGGCGCTGGCGCAGGGCGGCGACTTCGGCTTGTACGGCTTTCGGCGCTGCGGCGACACGCTGGTCGGTCTGGCCTTGGAGCACCAGAGCGTTAGTGCTGGAGGCGAGCTTGCTGATGAAGTCGGCGAGGGGGCCGGCGGCGAAGTTGGCGATGGCGACGCCCGCGCTGGCAAAGGCGCGGTTGAGGTCGTCGGTGGCGGAGCGCAACTGCTCCAAGTTGCCGGTGTCGCCGTAGCGCTTGGCGATGTCGAGCTGGATCAGCGCTGCGGCTTCGCCCTCGCGGCCGGCGGCGATAAGCGCCGCAGCCTGACGCTCAATGGCACCCGAGGACAGCAGCGACGCTTGGCGCAGGGCGTCGAACTGGCCGATGGGGTCGTTGAGGCCGGCGGCCAGGGTCTTGCCCTTCTCCAGCGTTTGGTCGAAGGCGGCGCCGATGGCGGTGCCGACGACACTGAGGGCAAAGCCGAAGCCGCCACCTAGGGCGCCACCGGCGGCGCCACCGACGAGGCCGCCCGCAGCGGCACCGGCGCCTTGGCCGAACAGCAGGGGGAATCCGCCGCCGATGAGGGCAGAGCTGGCGACTCCGCCGAGGCGGTTACGGAAGCCGTCTGTGGCGGCAGTGGTCTGGCGGTCCTGCGAGGAGAGCAGCTCCTTGGCGCGTGTCTCCAGTTCGCGGCGGCGTTGTTGGGCAGCGCGTTCGTCGGTGCGGCGACCGGCGCGTTGGAGTAGCAGGAGCTGGCGCTGGCCCTCAGCCTTAAAGGCTGGGGAGCCGAGGATGTTGACAGCGCCGCCCACGGCTTGGCGGGCGCCGCCGAGGCGGGCGCCGCGGTTGATCTCGCGGAGGCGCTCGCGTTCCGCGAGACGCTCGCTGCGGCGGCCGGCGGCCTGGAGCAGGCGGAACTGGCGGTCGCCCTCGGCCTTAAACGCCGGGGAGCCGACAATGTCAACGGCGCCGCGGACCGGGAGACGGGCACCGCCGGCGCGGGCGCGGAAGGCGGTGTCGGCGGGAGAGCCTTCAAGGCCGATGCGGCCGTTGACGGGAGAGCGGGGGCCGCCAATGCGCTCGGCGGCTCGCTGTTGGCGCTGCAGCTCAATCGTGGTCTCGCGCTCAGTGCGAAGGCGAGCCTCGGCTAGACGTACTTGGCGGGTGAGGTCAACGCTGAGGCGGCGCTGTAGCTCGAACTGGCGCCCACTCTGAGCCTCCGTGACTTTGCCGAGGCTTGTGCGGAGGCGGGTAACGTCGGCGCCTTGCTCCTCAAGGCGGTTGATGCGTTGGGAGAGGTTAAAGCGGCGCTGTTGCGCCTGCTCCAAGGCGTTGAGCGATAGCGCTGCACCGCCTTGGGAGGCGCCGCGGGTGGCGAAGGCGGCGCTGCCGATGTCCCGGACGGAGCCGCCGATGGCGGAGCGGGGGCCTCCGGCGCGTTCGGAGGCGCGTTGCTGGCGCTCCAGCGCCGATGCCGTTTCACGCTCAGTGCGGAGTCGCGCCTGGGAAAGGCGGATCTGGCGGCTGAGGTCTACGCTCAGACGCCGTTGGAACTCGAACTGGCGCGAGGCTTGGGCTTCGGTGAGGCGCCCCAAGCTGGTGCGCAGCCTTGAGACGTTGGCGCCTTGCTCCTCAAGGCGGTTGATCTGTTGGGCGAGGCGGAAGCGGCGCTCTTGCGACTGCTCCAGCGCCCGGACTGATTCGCGTGCGCCCCCGGCGCCTCTGCCACCGCCTGTGGCGCGGGAGGCTTTGCCTACAGCGCCATTGACCTCTTTGACCTGCTTCTTTAGCGCTTCGAGTTTGGCTTTGGCGTCGCCGTCGTCTACCTCAATTCGCAGTATGGCTTTGCCGAGTTCGTCAGCCACCGCAAAGCGCTACGCCACTGGACCTAGGTTTCCGTCCGGGAAACCTAGGGAGCTGGTGCGGCCGAAGCTGTGAGCGCGTTTGAAGCCCTGGAGAACGCCGTAATGACGCTCACCGTGCCGGCAAGCGGCACGGTGACTGATCCTGATACGGGCAACGTCTTTGCGGCGACGGAGACGGTGGAGGTGAGGGCGTGGCTGAAGGCGGAGAGCGTGGCGGAGGCGACTTTCCCCGGCGTTGAAGTCATCTCGGCGCTCTATGACGGGTACGTCACATCAGGCGCTCTCGACGCTCGCGTCGTCAAAGGCACTCTCGGCACCCTGGCGTTTGCTGGTGCAGCGGCGGTGGAGTGCGAGGTGGTGGAGGCACGGCTGCCTCACGGCGAGCAGGGGCTGCTGGGCGAGGTGCTCACAGGCGCACTCGGAGCGAAGCTCCGAGTGGTGTCGAGGGAGCGGAGCTAGTGGCGCGAGTCACGCTGGAGCTGAAGACGTGGAACGCCGAGGCGTTACTGGCGCGGAGCGACCAAGTGCTAGGGGCGTTTGCGCCGGTCATTGCTCAGGAGGCTAGGCGCCAGCTCACCGAGGAGAAGTGGGTGTGGCCTAACCCCACCACGCGCTTTCGCAGCTTGTTCCAGAGCGGCAAGGCTGTGAAAAGCAAGTACGGCACTGGCGTGGTGATTCCGGCGGGGCCGAGGGACGTGGTGGACACTGGCACTCTGCTGTCTTCGCAGCAGCCGCCGGTGGTGAAGAACGGCGTTCTCAGCATTGAGTGGACGGCGCCCTATGCGGAGAACGTGAGGCGGGGTGCCTATAACGCTGCGTACTACGGGCCGCTGTCGCGGAAACTGGTGCCAGCGCCAGGACAGAAGCCAGCGCGGGATTGGATTGCGGCGGCCCTGGCCGAGAAGCCGCTCAAGCCGTTCTTTGTGGAGAAGTGGCGCGAGTTGGCGGGTGGCGCTAAAGCATGAAAAAGCGGCCCGTGGGGGCCGCGGTGAAGACCAATGGCGCTTGGAGTGTAACGCTATCAGGATACAGCTGCCACGGTGAACGTCGGTAAAACGTCTGCTCCTGCGTCGCCGACGGTGCCGGCGTTGACGGTGAGGATGTCGCCCACGCGATAGTTGGTGCCGGCGGCGATGATGGTCGGGGCGGCGGTGACGCCGCCACCGCCGGCAACCACGATGTCAGCGGTGGCACCCTTGCCGGAGCCGATGCCCTGCTGGGGCGTGACAGAGACGAGGGCGACGCCGCTGTAGGTGGCGGGGGTGAGGCCGCTGCCGCCGGTGGTGACGGTCAGGGTGGCGATTGGGTTGCCCTGCGGGTAGAAGCGGTAAGCGCCGTAGCCGGTCAGGGTGAAGCTCACTTTGGCGATATTGCCGGCGGTGATGTCCTCGGAGAAGTCGCCGATCTGGGCGAGGCCAGTGTGGACTTCGGGGTTATCGCCAGAGGCGTCAGTGACGGGGGTTTCGCGGTACCACTCAAGTACGGCACCATCGGTAGCTTTAAGAGCTGCTTTTTTGAGGATTTCGTAACCAGAATCGGTCACGTCGAGGTTCATAGAACAGGGAATCGAATATGACTGGCTGGTGATAAGGTTGCTTTGGAATCCTTGCTCCGAGTCATAATCAACGACAGAGGTTGACTCTGAGGTGCCTTGGATGCCGGTGTTGTCCAGCGACAGGATGCGGGTCAGGCCGGCGGTGGTTGTCGGCGCCGTACTGGCGGTGCTGCCCAGCTTCACATACAGCTTGTAGCCGAGCGAGGCGAAGAACGAGCCGGTAGCCATGGACCCACTTACTAGTTCCCTAGATTGCCGTTTGTGCCTCCTGCGCCTCTAACTCGTCCCATGGCGTTGGGCGCGGACAGGTGTGGAGGTCGAAGCCGCGGATGTCGTGGTCGGTGGGTTGCGTAGCCACCAACGCCAGTTTCAGCTCCGACTCACTGATAGCCAGTTGCGTGAGTACCTCAGCGGCGGTCGAGCCTCTCTCTAGGAGGCGTCGTGCCATCTGGCCGATGCGGCGGACGTTGCCGGGCGCCTTCACCAGCCAGTTGTGGTCGCGGATGAAGTGCAGGATGTCGCCTTCGCAAAAGACGGTGAGGAGCGTCGAGAACGTGCCTTTCTGTGGATCCCAGGCGCGGCACGTCTTTATGAAGCCCGTGTCGATGCAGCTGAAGAGGTCGCTGGAGTCAACGAAGGGGTACTTGCGGCAGAGCTTGCGGCCGAGCAGGCGGAGGAGGCCGCGATGCTCGCGGTACATCCGCGCCACATATCGCTGCTCGTCCGGGGAGAGCGGGGTGGCGAGGTAGCCGGTGCGGGGGCGTTTCCGCGCTGGTGCCGGTCGCTCGGAAGTGGCAGCGCAGTTTGCCATGCGCCCCCATACTAGGTGGCACAAAGCCACCTAGCTAGGTTGAGTCGATCCGGCTTCGCCGGATCAGGAGCGGACCACTGCGCACACGCCGCCAGTGCCGCCGCCGGTTGAGCTGGTGCAGAGACAGCCGAGGATGGTCGCCAGATGCGGCAACATCGTTAGTGGCGTGGGGCGGCTCGTAGTGCTGTTGGCGCGGTCAGAGCGCCACTCAAACTCGACCACGTCGAGCTTCAGCCGGCTCAAGTCGCGGTTGGGGATGCCGGGCACCAGCGCTTCGCTGGTGGCGCTGCTTCGCAACAGCGTCGGATCACCTAAAAGCGCGTTGGCTAGGTCGAAAGTGGCTAGTTCGATCTCGCGGGGGATCTCATCGTCGGCGGGGGCTTTGTCGCCGCACTCGGCACCAGTGCGGGGCCACAACAGCGCCTGAGTCTCGGACGCCTTTGTGCCGATGTAGCTCAAGGTGTCCAAGCCGTTGGTGGCGGTGATTAGCGCACGCGCCTTCTCGTCGCTAGTGGCGGTGCTCCACGCCAGAGTGCCCAACATGCCATTGGCGATGCTGTCGGCCGTGGCGGTGGAGATGTAGGTGTTGGCGCTGGCTGAGCCGGCGGTGGCGACAAGAGCTGGTGCAGCCATGGGCCAGAGCTATAAAGCTAGTTTGCCTGAGCCGCCTGCGGCGGCTCAGATTTGACGCTGCGACGGCGAGACTTCGGCGCAGGAGGCTCTTCGGCGATAACCGGTGCAGCAGCCTCGGGTTGCTGTGCAGCTGCGGCGGCTTCCTGTTCGCGGAGGCGGCGAAAAGCGTGCATGCCCATGGCGGTAGAGGCGAAGGTACAAAAAAGGCTCCAGCACTGCTGGAGCCCTGTGGGCTGATTTGTGGTCCGCGTAGCGGACCACTGAGCGGGCCGCTGGCTCAACCGCCTTTGCGGTAGGTGGTGAAGGCGGGGGTGTCTACGGCGGTGCAGTAGAAGACGTAGGTGGCGCTGGTGGCAGCGGCGATGGTGGCCGAGGCCGTGGCACCGCCGAGGGTGATGCCGGAGGCGCCGGCGGTGAAGGTGATGGCGTGGGTGGCGCTGGCGACGTTGACCACGGTCAGCTCGAAGCTGGTGCCGATCTCCAGCTGGCCGCCGAAGAAGGTCTTGAGTTCGGCGCCGGTGGGGGTGGTGAGGGAGCGGCCGGTGGTGGGGGTCATCGTGACGATGCCCTCCACGCACTGGGCGGCGGTGAGAGCGGTGTCGGCGTTGGAGGCGGCAGTGACGGGGCGCTGCCGAGCGCTGACGTTAGAGACGGCGAGGTCGCTCGTCAGCTCGAAGATGGAGGAAGGCATTGGAGGCGGAAGCGGCGGGGCTAGCTACAACTGGTGCCCCCGCCCAAATGGCGGGGGCGGCTACTCACTACAGCGACTGGCTGTTATTGCGCGCGTTAGCGCGCTCAGTCGAAGTTCGACGTCACCGTGATCCGGACGATGCCGATGTTCTCGGTGCTGAACACCTTCTCCCAGTTGGCGGCGGTTGCCAGGTCGGCGGTGGTGGGGTTGGCAGAGCCGACGTAGCGGGCGCCCAGAGGGTGGTAGACGTTGTGCCAGTCAACGCTCATGGCGTCGGACTTCGCGAGGATGTCGCGATCCACCTCAGAGCGCAGGGAGGCTTGCTCGCCGGTGCCGACTGCGCCGTTCGCCATGACGTAGCAGGCGTACTTGGTGCTGGAGCCAGAGCCGGAGGTGGGGACGTCCTTGGAGCGGATCACGCGCATACCCATGTAGTAGGGCACTTGCATGTTGGCGGCGTAGGCCGCTGCCACCGAGCCGCCGAAGGCGTTGAGGCCTGTGATGGAGCCGGCAGCGATGGTGGAGGCAGTGACGCGAGCGTCGCTGGCGCTGACGAAGTCAATGGCCTTGCGCTCCTTGAGGTCGGCATACACGAGGGGGTGCATGACGATGGCGCCGAGACGCTCGGCGTCCTCCAGGAGGATGGCTTCGGCTGCGGCGATCTGGCGGGGGCCGAGGACAGTCTCGCCGGAGCCGGAGGCGTCAACCGACAGCGCCGCGAAGGCGGCGGTGGAGTTGGACGAGCCGAGAGCGCCGAAAACGCCACTCAGAGTGGCGATCATGTCCTTCTGCTGCTGGTTGGAGATGTAATCCGCAACCTTGGCGCCGATGGCACCCATGGGGTCAGAGCCGGCGGCGAGCTTGGCGAGGTCGCGCGACTCCCAGGCGCGGCCACGGTGCAGCACCACGCCGACCTGCTTGTCGGCGGTGATCTTGCCGGGGGTCAGAGAGGTGTTGTCGGTGAGGCGCTCGGCGTCGCCGCTCAGGTCGGCTTTCCAGTTCGGGACGTTGATCTTGTCGCCACCTTCGGTGGCGTTGAGGACGTCCAGGGGCGCTACGACGCCCGAGGTGAGGAAGCTGTTGCGAACCGTTGTCGCCTCAATGAGATAGGGCGTAAAAATCTCGGGGATGATTACGTCGCTACGGAGGGTAGCCATGGCGGGGGAACCGGGTCAGGTGGGTAAGGCGTACCGCTCAGCCTCGGCTGGCTTCGGCTTTTAGACGGTCGTGCGTGGCACGGTCCTCTCGGTACAGACGGGCGATCTCGGTGAGGTTTGGCGGGCTAGCCAAGAACGGGTTGGAGCCGCTTGGCACTGAGGGCGTTAGCGCCGGCGAAGCCGGGGCTCCCATTCCTCTTGAGCCGGTGGGGGCAAAGTGGTGATCCCAGCCGGACTCGGGGGAGCGCAGACGCGCTAGGTAGTCCGTGAGGGGGATCTCAATGCCGCCCTGGATGACGGCAGGCTTGCCGTCGGCCTCGCGGAGATCTGGTGCGATGAGAGAGAGGAGTTGGTCGGGACGGAGCGCCTGAGCCGCGGTGATCTCTTGGATAGCCCGAGTGCGGAGTGACTCGGTGTTCCTGGCTTGGCGCTCGGCGTCAAGCTCGGACTGCAGTTCGGCTATACGCCGTTCCAGCTCGATATTGGTGGCTTTGGCGTCCTCCCACAGCTGCTTGTATTCGCCAGAACTGGCGAGCTGCTGCGTTTTACCGTCCTTGAGTTGGGCCTGCGTCGCTCTAAGCGACTCCTCCAGCTCCTGCAAGCGTTGGTTGAGCTGGGCGTTTTTCTCGCCGGCTCTCCGCTTGTCCTCGGTGACGAGTTCGAGCTTCGTCCTGAGGCGGGCTAGCTCTTCGGTGCTGGAAGTGTCTTGAGCATCGGGCGAAGGCGTCACGGACGCTTTCTGGTCCTCCGCAGGAGGGCCCCCGTTGACTGATTCAGCCACGCGGGTAAGTGAGGGTACATGACTAGTTTGCCG